GCTTTACCTAGTTTCAATGTCAATACACGAAACGCAGCTTTGAGAACTTGAGCACGAGTCATATCTCTTGTTTCTTTACCATCAGCAGTATCCTCTACTTCTTTTGTAGTAGACAACATACCAAGTGAGTCAAGACACATAAACATAGGTCTACGAACATCTACATCTTGTTGCATGTATCTATCTAGAACTTTGAGTGCTTGTGTTCTAAACTCTTGTACTGTAGTTACTGGAACGATAATCATTCTGTTTGGATCGATACCTCTATCAATCACCATCTGTTTTGTAATCGCACTTTCACTTTCAAAGTAGACCACACCACTCTCTGGGTTTGCATCCAGAAAGTTCTTTACGATACCCATGAGAAAGAAAGTTTTTCCAGTGGCTGACTCTCCAGCAATCGCAGTAATTTTATTCGAGGGTAAGCCACCATAGATACTACCACTCAATAGTGCGTTGAATATGTAACTACCTGTGTCAATAAACGTATCAGTATCTCCAGCTTCCACTCCATCTGCAACTAGTGATGCATATTCATTACCAGTTTCTTTTATTATATCTTTTAAAAAATCATTCATGTATCACACCTTCTATTTCTGTTATTTTAAAACATAATTCTACTTTAAGATCCTCATCAAATATCACAACCTCACTTGGATGTAATCTAACAATCTTACCATATATATCTTGACCTAGTATTTTTATTCTGTCACCTATTCTCATCTATTATCTCCACTCCCCTGTAACTTATTTCTTTTCTGTCTATCATGTAATTTTGCAATATTATTTGTTGCAACTGTCTGTAGGTCTGAACCGATATGATTTGCAAGTGCTGTAACATAGAACAACACATCACCAAGTTCTTTGACTAATTCTAATTGACTTATCTCGTTACCATCTCTTATATGTTTCTTTATCTTTTCTGCGAACTCTCCAGCCTCACCGACTAGACCTAACGTGTTCTCCATCAGACGTTTATCAACATATGTTTTACCATGTGTCAATATCAACTTTTCTACTTCATAACCATATTCGTCCATGTTCATTTTTTTATACCCCATCTAGTTAGTGGTTCATCATGTGTGTAATCTATAAAATCCACACCATCTTCATAATAATGTCTGATAGCTCTCCTTATAGTAATCATTCCTTTTTCATCCTCTTCATAACTAATTATTTCTTGTCTTATCAAACCCTCTCTAGGTGGTTCTAAGTTCTCCGCTTTTGCCATATATTTTGATCTCCTCATCACTTAACTGCCAGCGCACCGACAAATGCGTGGTTTCTCCAAAATGGTTGTACAACACTGAACCCAGCATCGATAACCATTTTTTCTATTTCTTTCCATGTATTTGGTTTCATCATATGTCTTAGTGTTCGTTCTTTGTCCATGATGTCTTCCGCACTAAAAGACTCTCTTTTGTAGTCATAATAATTAAAAGTTATCATGTCTTGAACTAATGCATTTTCACAGATTGTCTTCTCTGCAAATATATATGCACCTCCACACATTAGACCATCATAGATATCTTTTATCAACTTCTCTCTATCAGACTTCGGCATGAACTGTAATGTAAATATAGATGTAATCAATGAACAATCTTCATACTCATACCATCTTGCATCACTATCCTCAAATCTAACATTTCTATAATATTTCCTTATCTCCTCTTTTCTCTTTTGTAGATCACCTTGAAAACCCTCTGCAATCTCAAGACCAATATACTTTGTGTTTGTGCAATGATCTAAATTATAATCAATCAAAGCCTTAGTCATCTTTCCAGTAGAACACCCAATATCAACTACATTTGTGTTATCTTCTATGAAGTAACGAGATAAAGATATTACATCTTGCATTAAGTCTGAATACCCACGAATAGATTGTTCTATATGTTTATCAAAACCTTCTTTTCTATGTGCAAATGTAAAGTCAGCCATTTTGTATTTCCTTATATGGTTTGAGAACTCTTTCATACACAGCATCTGCAATTGCTTTCATCATGAGTGGAGGCACCATACGACCCATTCTCTCAGACTTTTGTTCCCACTTACCTGTTAATTTAAAATCATCTGGTAGTGACATAACTCGTTGTGTTTCACAAAGTGCAAGTTTTCTCATCTCACTCCAATGTATACATCCACCAGATGCTGTTATAGTAGGACTGGGTTTATGTCTGGATATTCGTTTCATATTGAAATGATGACCTTTTGGATGATAGTCACAACCAGTTAATACTTTATCTGGGTCAAGTGGCATTTTAGATGCAGTTACAAAGTGTGAACCCTTTGCAAATTTTTCTGTCAACATTTGTATCTCTTCTTCATCATACTCTAAATCACTAAATGCATCACCACAAGTTATTGCGTGAGAAAACTTCTCTGGAAAGATACCAGCGATATTCATAAATGTCATACCTATTGCTGATGTTACATCTTCACGAACAGCAATGAAGATTAATCTTTTTCTTGTTTGTGGAACTCCATAATGTGATGAGTCTAGTATTTTAGATGAAACATCATAACCTATCTTCTCAAAAGTATTAGTTATCTTATTGTAGTATTCTTTTGCCTCACCCATAGTTAGACCTGCTACATTTTCTCCAACTATGACTTTTGGTTTGATATACTCTGCAACTCTAAGAAACTCAAAAAATAAATCTTCAATATTTTCTACCTTTTTACCATCAGAATAATTTTTAGTTTTACCAAAACCCTTTGAGTGACCACCACCTTGAACAACTGAACCAGCCATAGAGAATGCAGAACATGGTGGTGAACCATCTAGAATATCCACTTCTCCTACTTTCACATGACCAGCATCGAGTAATTCTTGACCTGTAAGTTCTTTTATATCATTTGGTAAAATAGGTGTACTAGGATAATTTTCTGTATATGTGTTACGCGCCTCCTGTACAAACTCATTTATACAAAGTATTTTTCCACCAGCCAGACGATAACCAGTACTAGAACCACCACCTCCAGCAAATGTAGATATCACATTGAACTTATTTTGTTTCTCAGCATCATATACATCTTGTAAATTATATTTTTTATATTTCATACGAAAAACTCCTCTAAAGTATTCGTACTATTTAGCAGGTTCCAATCTCTACAAATGTCCATCACTCTTTTCCTACCTTTAAAATTTATTTCTTTATTGTGAATCAGTGTTTCAAATAAATCTACTATACCACAATCTATCTGTAAGTTCAAGTGCTTTTTTATATTTTTTATTAATTTAAATTCACCAAATGCGTTTCTCACATGATGTTTTTGACTAGGAGTATTAAGTTCCTCCCAACTCTTACTATAAAAAAACTCCTTGACACTATCAGTTAGATATGGTGTGATAAACTTTTTATCATGAATATCTGCAACCTTTTTATGCCACAAATATCCAGCACACATATTTGGTTTAAAGTAGTTATCTCTAAATTTATTAAACAGTTCTTGTGTGTGTTTAAAATGTATCATCGCCTTTTTACTAATTCCATAGTACCCATCGGCGGCCCAGCCTGACAATACCTCTGTTTCTCTTATCTTTGGATACACATATAGAAATGGATATACGCATTCAAAATGAGTTTTCTTTTTACAATCCAACTTTACTAATCTATGAAAATCTTGAACTAAATTATTTGTTGGTACTTTTACACCTGTAAACTTCCACCCAAATATCTCAGCAATTTCTTTGGCTTTTTTGTAGTCGTATGATTCATTTTTATCTAGACAAAAACTATATGCATGTATTGTCTTACCAAGTCTTTGAGCTGCAAAAGCTACAGATATTGAGTCCACTCCGCCACTTAATAATACAGCACATTCACTTGATAACGAGGATTTACTTATCTCACCCTCTAAAAGTTTATCAATCAAAGAAACTCTCCAAGCTACCTTGTTGTCCATAACTATCATCTATTCTCCAGAGAACTTTATCTGTAATAAATTTTAAAGGTTCAACAAAACTTTTTGTAAATTGTAATTCTCTATCAACTAACTCATGTAGACCAAGACCTTTGGGTAACTCAGTAACAAACGATATAGAACTTGATTGATACACATTTGGTTGTTTCATGTGTAAAAACTTTATCTTATCACCCTCTTGAATATAAACAAGTTTATTATTAAGTTTATGTTTTTCAACCAAGTGATTATATAAGATTGCACCGCGAACATGAATTGGACTACGAGATTTAAAAAGATTATACTTAACAATTTGTTGTTTCATATCAAGTAAATTTATTGCAACATCATGACCACTCGTATTATCTGTATACTTTGATATTCCATTAACACTTCTTGGATATGCAATCTCCTCTGGGGGTAAACTCATAAAGTCATCTCTAAACTTTTTAATAAAATTATTAAGTTCTTTCTCATCACCAGACATAATAATCTTGAGTGCATCTTTAATCTTTTGTCTACAAGGTGCAGGTGTGCTTGACTTGACACTTTCGATCCCCATCATCTTGAGTTGTGGTTCTTTATATCGAACACCCTCAACATCCCATGCATTGAGAATATATCTTTTCTTTGCAGTCCAGATACCTTTGTCTGCAATCACTTCACGTTTCATCTGCATCTTTTGTGCATATGCATTTGTATAGTTCGCAAGTTCTTGATAAGATTTGTTTATGTAAGGTTCTATCTTTTCTTTCGCAACCACATCTAGAAAATCAACTGGGCTTTTAGGTTCATACTTCTCTATCAACTTCTCAAAAGTTACATAGATGGAATCAGTATCAGATGCAATCACATAATCTTTATCTTTAGTATCCAGTAGTTTGTTCATATACTGGTTTATCTTATTCTCAATCCAACGAATAGAAAGTTGGCCAGCAGTCGTGATACCCTCTGCAATCAGTAAGTCATAATACCTAAACCACTCATTACCAATCGCACCATAAGCAGAGTTGAGTGATATCTTTTTTGCCATCTGAATATTATTATATTTTGATATGTCTTTGAGAAGTTTTGGTTCTTTTGTATTCTCATACTGTTGTTTAGATTGTAACATCAACTTCTTATACTTCACACGATCATTATACATGGTTTCCATCATCTCAGATAGAAAACCTTTTTTACCAGTTTTGAACAAAGCACCATTTGGTGTCATTGTCAATCCTCTTTGATGCATACCAGACATATCAGTGTCTTGAGTTAGTAACTTCTCCACAGACATATTTTTGACTTGTCTTAAATCTTTGTTTACTGTTTCTGGTGAAATATTATATTGCATGATAAGATGTGGATACAAACTATTTAAATCAAAAGACATGACCCACTTGTGCATACCAACTTGTGGTTCTTTCACATATGCACCCTCAAACTTTTCTGATTTAT